ATAATCAAAGACGGGGCTGGAACTGCCGCAATGTATAACATTACCATTGACCCAGAAGGTGAGAATATTGATGGAGCCGCTACTAAAGTTATAAACTCAAACTATGGCTCAGTAACTCTATATGCTGATCACCTTGGGGCTAATTGGTTCACTATTTAATAACTTTTCCTTGAAAAGACATTAATTCTACCTATTCTGTTCGTATGGCAGATGAAAATGTTACACTAGAAATTCCAAAGCAGTTCATACAAGTGATTTATCAGTCTCTTGATATAGCTACCAAACAGGTAGGTTTAAACGGGGCTGAAACACTTGTCGTGGTTGCAAAGGAAATTGCTAAACAAACTGGAGAACAGCCTGAAACAGCAGAAGCTCCAGCCGAACCAACCGAAGAAACCACAGAATAATGTCTACTGATCTCGACTTAGCTGAAGAAGACTTCAAACCACATTGGATGATCAACCCTGTCCCTGAAGAGGGTGGGATTAACGACGGGAAAAATGATTCCCGCACAGCTACTGACTACGCTGATTACACAGCACTCAGGGCTAAAGGATGGGAAACCGTGAGCGATGTGAACGACAGTCACACTGATCAACCTGATCCAGAGCCTGATCCAGAGCCTGATCCAGAGCCTGATCCAGAGGATGGGGACGAGGACGAGCCCGATCCAGGGCCAAATCCTGATTAGATCCTTTAGCGGATATATGCTATATTGCTCGAATATATGAGCAATAGTGAAATCATATCCAAAGGACTTGCGGGTTTAACAGGATCGACTGTGGCAGTAATAGCCCCTTACCAGGAATACATCCAATGGGTAATTCAGTTGCTCGGAGGAATTTTAGGTATTACTGTGGCTATTATAACGCTATGGAACCTAACCCGTAAAAATAAGAAGAAATGAACAAACAAGCTATATTAGGTATAATCCGTCACATCCTTACTTTCGGTGGTGGTTTTATGACACAAAGCGGAATCGCTACTGGCGAAGAAGTAACGACTGGCGTATCAGCCGCAGTCACATTAGTCGGGGTTATTTGGTCTGTGATGTCTAAGAAGAAGTGAGGTACTTCTTCAGGATAATAGTATTAGCGTTAGAGGCTTACGTGAATTATACTAAGCTTAAACAACGTAGATACATTTATGATTTGGAAGATCAAATTGATAGCCTTGCCGCTGATGGTAGCCCTTCTGCCAAGTTGCGGATTGAACGACTTAGTGGGCGACTCGGCCTTGAACGAAAGCGCCATATATGACCCACCTACGGTTACCCTCATAAAAGGGTACGATTATCCCTTTAAAGAAGGCAACCTCATGGGGCGTGGACAGAAGTTCCACAGTGATTTTTCGTACAGACGTGCTATAATTATTGGTAATAATAATAAATAGTGGCAGACGAAGAAGATACATTTCCAACTAGAGTTAACAAACGATTAGCCCCCTTCGATCCAGAGGGCAGCGGATATGATATGTCAACCGCTAAAGCAGTGGGACTTAAAGCGGACCCTAAAACGGGACATTGGCCTAGTAGAGTACCTTCTGGGCCTTTGGAGGGTTTAATACTAAAAGGACGTAGACACGAAACTTGGCACAAAGCTGTAGAAGGCGATAAAAGAGCAGGGTATGGTATTAGGTGGGACTCTAAGAAGAAGAGATATTATTCTAAAGAAGATCCTAAGCTTATTAGAGCCCCTCACCCATCACGGCTCGCTGTCCTTAAAGGAAAGATAGACGACAAATGATAGCACTATGCGTGGGCCACAGCCGGCCAAATGATTCAGGAGCATCCTCTGTAACGGGGGTCAGTGAGTGGGATTATAATTCCGAACTCGCTGAGATGATTGGGTCTAATTTAGATCAGCCTTATAAAGTTTATAGTACTTATAAAGGAAACGGTTATGTAAGTTCTATGAGATGGCTAGCTAAAAAGCTAGATGAAGACGGTGCTTCGGTTGCTTTAGAGCTTCATTTTAACGCAGCTTCCCCTAGAGCAGAGGGGCATGAGTGGTTATATTGGCACTCGTCTGAGCAGGGCCGTTTGTTTGCCAGGGCTTTAAGAGATTCTTTTGAGGATTCTTTTCCTCAAGCTGTCAGTAGGGGGATAAAAGCTAGAAAAAAAGGCAGTAGGGGCGCTATGTTCCTTAGAGCAACTTCAATGCCCGCTTGCATTGCAGAGCCTTTTTTTGGAACCAATGAAGAAGAATTTGAATTCGCTGTAACCCATAAACAAGGAATAGCGGAATCAATAGCTGGAGGATTACGACTTTACAACGATATTTCGTGTAATTGGTAATGTCTAATGAAACTGCCAAAGACAGTCTCGATAGCGGGAAAGCGAATTAAATTAGAGCTTGTTCCTATATCTGGAGAAGACCCCCCATATGGGTTGTATTACCACGATAAAAAATTAATTCAGATTAATTCAGATCTTAGGCACAAAGCCTTATTAGAAACAATAAGGCATGAAATGATGGAAGCTAGCTTGCTAATAAGTGGTGTAGGCTTCCTTGAAACATATGAACAAGAAGCAGTGGTTCGTTGCATGGAAGAAATATTTTTTCCTGCCTGGGCCTTGTTTTTAAAAAGAATAGATTTTAAGAAAAATGCCTGATTATTATTCGTACATAAAAGCAAATGAAGGTCTTAAACTAAAAAGATATAAAGACTCAGAAGGAAACCCTACTATTGGTATAGGTCATTTAATTAAAAAAGGTGAGAATTTAAATGAAATAACAGAAGATAAAGCAAAACAGCTTTTTAATAAGGACGTACAAGAAAAAATTAATTATGTTAGAAATGACATAGATAAAGATTTAGGAAAAGGAACCTTTGACTCTTATCCAGCCGCTATCAAAGAATCGTTAGTTGATGCAGATTTTAGAGGGGACTATAGGCAGTCTCCTGACGCAATATCTTTATTTAAAGAAGGTAAATATTATGCTGCTGCTAAAGAATTTTTAAACAATGACGACTACAGAAAATCTTTAAAAGAAGGCACGGGGATCGCCCCAAGAATGGAAAGGAATGTAAAACATTGGATTGATCTTGGAAATGCTAAAACTTTAGGGATGTCTTATAAAGAAGCTGTTGAGGAGAGGATAAAATTACTCAATGAGCAACAGAAAAAAACAATTTAAGAGCACTGATTTTTTTATAAAATTTCTTCCGTCGGGTGACGATATCTGCGTAGCCCATCAGAGAGCCAAGGAAATGGGAGTGCTTCCCAACTCGTACACTAGGGGTCTAGGAAGAATGACCGGTTGCCTTGGTGAAATTGCCGTTAATAAATATCTTCCTAGAAGCCGTTATGTCGGCAATGTTTCATACTGCTATGACATAATATATAAAAATAAAGAAATAGAAGTAAAATCTAAAACGTGTAGTTCGGAACCCCAACCCGACTACAGCGCTTTTGTGAATTGCAGTAAAGACCCTATTCTTAATAATGATGTTTATTTTTTTACAAGAGTACGAAAAGACTTAATGGTTGTGTGGCTCGTTGGATGGTTGCCTACGACAAAACTTTTAAAAAAAGCAAAATTTGTTAGTAAGGGAGATAAAGATAAAGACGGGTTTCAATTTAGGTCTTCTGGTTTACATATACCTATTAAAAAATTAAAAGCTCCCGCAACTTTTTATTAAGAGTAATCGCTGTCGGCTTGAGAGTCTAAGCCAATTAAATCTTTTAAATCTTCCCTAAAAGACTCGGCATCCTCTATAAGCTCCTGGTCATTAAAAGATTCTCCTTTTTCCTCTAAATAGCTTAGTACTCTTTTAGTTAGATCCAGCAACTCATCTCTTTGATGTATTAATTGATTGGTAGTCATGCTTAAATAGCCGCTGGTTCTTTAACGGCCTCTTTATCAATATCATACTTTTCGTTTAAATCAATTTCCCAAGTCTTTCCTTGCCCAGAACCAATAGATCTAATAGGTCTTGCCTTCTTACTCCCTTTACTATTTTCCTCTAAAACTAAAAACCCTCTCCTTACAACCTCCATATTACCGGATACTCCTATATTCCTGCCGTTATTAAACAAATGAATACACCCCTGAAATTCCGTTAATGTCCCCACCCACTTAGGATTCGTAAAGTGATCTCTAGCTCTTTTTACAAAAAACTCAACAAGTTCAGCTACTGTAGATCTGCTTGAATTGTCATAAGCCGCAGAAGCTATTTGTGAGTCTATGTAAGAAGAAACACCAAATCTAGCATCCCCTCTTATTTCTTTAGGAACCTCCCAGTCTAAAAGCCATTTCGCAAAATAAGGAAGCTCTCTTGATATAGTCGCTTCAACTTCGTCATTTGAAGGGAACTTACTTGTAGCTTTCCTAGAGATCCTTAGTGCCATAATCTTATCTCTATTACTTGAATCAAGAGCTGGGATCACTGAAAGACTATTTGCATCTTCATTAAGAGAAAGAATAACGCGACCTGTCCACGGTATCGATACCGCATCTACGTACTTCGCGTGGTACTCTATTCTGGGGTTAGCTACACTTCTTTTTATAAGTTCTGTAGCCCTTCTCTGATCCTGGAAAGAAGCGGCTGATGTAGTGTCATCTATAACCCATGCGGCCACTCTCGCTAAGTCTTTATTAAAATTGGTTTGCCCACTAAGGTAATCAGATGCGTCTGCAAACCCTCCAACCAATGCGCTAATGACCCTATTAGATAATAAGCTCTTACCTTTGTTAGTTGCCCCGACTAGTACTAAAGCTTGGCCTTGTGCATATTTTCTTTCTAAAACAGCTCTATAGAACCGTTGCATCCACGCATAAAAGTAAGGAACAGTTGGTGTTGCATTGTACGCAAATAATTGATTCAGCCACTTATGCATAAACGGCCAGTTACTAGGGTCACCGTTATCCGCAGGTTCTATGGGGTCTATGTTGGCGTTATTTAGTATTCTATGGCTGTTGTATGTAACAACCCTTTCCTTACTGAAAACCACAGGGGCCACCTCATCTATTCTATTTTGATTTGCTATGGCTAGTTTAGCGTCCTCCAGCTCTGAAAGAAGTTGCCCTCTTTTTGGGCGTGGGTTAAATCCTGCTTGTTTAAGTTCTAATTCAAGCTGTTCTTTAGGTATTTGTTGAGCCGTCCCATGAAGCAGTTTGTAATGAACCTTTCCGTTAAACCAGTACTTGTCTAACAAGGAACCCATTTTTTTATTTTCGTAGTCTTTAACGAAAGAGGCTCCAAATATTTCTTTCCAAGAAACAAATCCCTTACCCGCTCTATCACTATAACAAATCATCCCCTCTTCAACCACCTGGCATCCTTCTCTTTCGATGCCGTCGTCAATCCAAAATAAAGGCCCACGAGCGCCCACTGTAAAATCCCCCTGCCACCTGTCTGGAAATTGTTCTTTTACTTTATCTGCTACTACATCTATAGGAATAGATGTTTCTGTTGACTGAGGCGGTTTATCAGAAGCGGCCTTCAGCAGGGCAGTTCGGTATACGGACTTATCAAGAAAATTACCAACTTTAACCCAGTCTTCCCCAAGCTCAAAATATTGACTGGCTTTATAAGAAGAGGAATCAAAACCTGCAAAAAGCCTCTCTATGCCTATTTGTGTGGACAGTCTCTTAATAAAAGCATCGTACATATCTGGGGATATAGGTAGGCGATCTTCAAATTCCCATATAAGCCGTATGTATCCAGATTGTGTTTTAGTTCTCCATGTTGGTAAGTATTCCTTACATTGAACTTGGATTAATTTGTCAACTACATCCCAGTCAACGGGTGCGTCATAATCAGCAACAACCCCGTGTACAGCGTTAACTGGGTTGTTATTACTAATACGCACATTTGGGTTATCTCCTTCACAAAGACTATAAAATATATGATCTGTTGTAGGCTCCCCACACCATTCTCTGAATTTAGCTTTAGAAGCAAACTTAGGTTTTGCTGATTTTATTGAAAATAAAGAATCTAATTTGTTCGCTTTGGTTTCCTTGTGGTTTTTTATAAACCTATATCTCATTTTTCGTACCTTTCTACTATCTTACCTTCTGCTGCTAATGGTATGTCAATCCACGAAGGCTGTTCGGACATTATTTCTATTACTTGCTGTAAAACTTCTTCCGCTTTTTCTTCGGCCACTTCAATAACAACCTCATCATGCACATGAAATATAATATTTATATTTGCTTCATGCATACGAACCATCATGTTTGCGAATATGTCTCTTGCCAGGGCTTGGGATAAGTTTTCCGCAAGAAGACCTCCCCACAATCTTATTGGTATTTTTTTAGACCCTTTCGTTAGCATAGCTATATAGCTACGTCTACCTGCTTGCAAAGCTGTAGTTACTTTTTTGTAATTCAAAAATCTCCCAGACGGTAAATCTAAAATAAAATCATTGTCTTGGCTGTATGCTATGTGCATTTTCCTTTGTAAGAAGTTCCAAAAACCGACCACTTTTTGCAGTTTATTCCTATATAAAGTAACTGCTGCTTGAGCCTCATCTAAATCCATACCAGATATCAAAGAAAATTTCTTTGCCGATGCCCCATACCCGCATCCTAAAACCATAGTTTTAACCATGTGCCTAGTCTTAGGGTCTTTTTCTTTTAGTGATCCTTTCTTATAATCCCATTTACCAAACCGGACAGCAAATGCTTCGTATATGTCTTCAGATTTTTTAATCTCGTCAAGAGTCGCTAGGTCATTAGCCAGCCAGCATAAAGTCCTTACTTCAATTTGAGATAAATCGGCAACGATAAGTTTTTTTCCGTCCTTGGGGCTAATTAAATTACGCAGGTTAGACCCAAACATTTCTCCTCTAGGAAGGTTTTGTAAATTTAAGTTACCCCCGCTACCGCTAAATCTCCCTGTGTGCGCCCCCATGTACATTATGCCTCCGTAGAATCGAGCGTCAGACATTGTAGCTACGTCAAAAGACTCAAGCTTTCGTTTTAACGCGTTTATCCTCCTATAATCTCTAACCGCTTTTATCCAAGGGTACTTAACCTCATGTTTTGCAATCCATTCATTAGCTACTTCATTCGACAGAGCAAGACTAGCCGGTGGCTCTAGACCGCATTTACGACATTCATCATTAAATGCTTTCCGTGATAAAGGTCTTTGCTCTTCAATCCAAGGTATTGAATTTTCAGCATCAAATAGATGCTGTGAAACTTTTTCCTGCTGTTCCTTTAAAAGGTCTACGTCAATGGGTATCCCTTTTTGTACGCATTTTCTATTAACAAAACTTATTTCTCGCTCTACTGAAGGCCATTTGTTTCTAAGTTCCTTCCATAAATCAAGGCACAAATCAGAGTCTTTAAGTGCATACTCTTCAACTTCCCGTCGAAAGTCCTCATCCATATCCTCCCACCGCTTCCCCATCATATTGTTCCTGGTTTCTTTAGAGACTTCCAAATTAAACAATTCAGAAGATGATCCCTTCAGAGACCTTGGAAGCCCGCAGTAAGCCGCCAAGTCTGCCGTACAGTACCACTCGGCAGGTTTACACTCATCCCACCATCCTTTTTTTACTCCAAAAAGATATAGAGTTTCATCAAATGAAGCGTTGTGAGAAAGAACAATCTGGTCATTTAGTACAGACCATTCAAATGATTTTGGGTGGCCCACCCAATAAGTTCCTTCGTCACCAACAACTGACACCATATAAGCATCAAAGTCTGGGTGTGAAAAATACCCTAAAGTTCCAAGGGTAGTGATTGAGCAATTCTTATCGTAATAAGTCTCAAAGTCTACTGCAAAAGTAGAAGGCGCGTGTCGAGTTTTTGACTTCTTGTTCATAGCACGAGATGTGCTTTAGCGGCACTAAGAAAGAAAGGTACAAAACTTAGCACCGCTAAAGCGGCAACGAGTTAGGTGGTTAAGCCTAACGAATTAGTCGTTATTATTATTGCGATTAATTTCGCGTTGATAGACTTCGGACATAATTTTCATCCTGTCTATTTGCTCTTGCATTAGAACTATCTCCTTTTCCGCTTTTTCTATAAGATCGTCAGCTAGCTTTTTTTCTTTTTTACATGCTAGG